GGGGGGGCAAGCGTTCAGGAGCCGGGACGGGTCGAGGTTCGGTGGGAGATTCGACAGATACAAGCAGATACAAGCGTACAGAACAGGCGGCGGATGGGCGGCTAAGTTCGGCAAAAAAATTGTGGCCTGGGACAACGCGCCGGGCAAGGAGTATTTTGATGAGCTGTTTCGCGTTTCCAAGCAGCAGATCATCTGGGGCGGCAACTACTTTGAGCTGCCGCCGTGCCGATGCTTTTTAATCTGGCAAAAAACGAACATACCGGACGACTTCACGATGGCGCAGGCGGAGTATGCGTGGACAAGCTATAACGACAACGCGAAAATCTGGCGCGGAAGCAGCGGAAGAAGCAAAGGTGAGGAGCATTTTCACCCAACAGAAAAGCCGCAGGCGCTGTATGCGTGGATTTATAACAGATTTGCAAGACAGAGCTACAAGATACTGGACACACACCTTGGCAGCGGCACGAGCCGCCGCGCGGCGTGGGATGCCGGGCTGGATTTTACCGGGTTTGAGATCGACAAGGAATATTTTACAAAGCAGGAAGAGGCGTTCGCAAGTTATGTCGCACAGCTGCGTTTTGCGGACACCCCAGCGGAACAGCCGGCCGCAGAACAGCTGCTGATGCCTTTGTGAGAGAGAAAGGAAAGCGACGAGAATGAAAAAAGTAATTGCGATTGATGAAAAATCAAAAATTTATATGCCACACACATGGCGGAGATCCTGACACCTGAACGCAGAGACAGCCATATTTCGGATTAAGGGAGGTATACACACGTGGGGAAAAACAAACGCTTGCCGAATGACATCGTATTGGCTGCCCTGCAGCTGGTGCGCGGCCAGGCCAGGCGCAAGGCCGAGTATAAGCGCCAGGTGGATGAGATCATCCTGCGCAGCGGCACAAATTTTGTGGATACCACAACCAGCTGCGGCGCGCCCGTGCGTGTGTACCTGCCGCACGCCGGCGGGAATTCCAACGACATCACCGCCGACAAGGCCGAGGCGATCCAGCAGCTTGAGACACAGCGGGATGTGCAGATCATGCGGGCCATCGATGCCGCCGCGGATGAGATCGGGGCGGACATCCAGAGCGCCACGGTACGGGCCGCGCTGCAAAAGGCTATTGCACTCAACTGCAAGGCCTGCCGCACCTGGACATACGAGCGCTTGGAAGTGCCGGGAATTAGCCGGATAGAATTCTATCGCCGCCGCCGCAAATATTTGGAAAATGTTGCGCAACGCGTAGGAATTGGCTAAAAGTTGATACTGTGCAAGATTTTTTAGTGCTAGAATTGATATCATAGAATATTGAGAGGACAGCCCACCGGCTGCCCTCTTTTGTTTTGGAGTGTAACCCATGGCAGATAAAAACAACAAAACAACCAACCCCTGCGCCCGCTGTATCTGGCGTATGTGCAACAGCGAACGGGTGATCTGTTCCCTACCGCGTTGCGTAAATCCTACGCAGTGTAAACGCCAAAAATATAAACTTGGCCCCGGCGGATGTTGGACTTACCAGCGGCCACTGAAAAGGTCCCGGCGTAAGCTGCCGCAGGAAGGCACCCCTCATGACTAACCCCCGGTATGCCAACGGAGCCCTGCGCAGAAAGCACCGGGCACGGCTGAAAGCCATGGGTGCCCCGTGCGGAATCTGCGGCGGACGCCTTGGCCCGATCCATTACGACGAACCATCTGATGCCGCGCACCCGCTCAGCTTTGTGGTAGATGAGATACGCCCCGTTGCGCGCTGGCGCGAGTTCGGTTATTCGTCCCCGCGGGCTGCAGCTGAAGATTGGGACAACTTACAGGCTGCGCATTACTGGTGCAACGCGCAGAAAGGCTGCAAGCTTTCACCCGCAAAACCCAATTCTGCGCAGCACACCCGCATACAAAGGCCTCCTGCAGACGGCAGCTGGTAAGGGGTGGGGAGGGTCCCCCGCCCCGGCCGGCGGGCGACCCCAAGCCGTCCAGCGCCGATTTACCCCCGCAAAAAACAATTTGATTGGGGGGTGGTATCAAAACAGGAAGGAGAAGCAAAAAGTGGCAGCAGATACTTCTAATCGCGCGCGCGCGGAGATCGCGAAAAGGTCTGCCGCAGAGCGCAGAAAACTGGCTAAATTTTTGGCCAAAAACGGATTGAATGACGAAAAAATCCAGTCGCTTGACCCGGTGATTTTGAATGTTTCGTGGATGAAATCCAAGCTGGACGATGCCAGGGAAGCCATCGGTGAGGAAGGCATCACGGTGGAATATGACAATGGTGGTGGGCAGTCGGGCGTGAGAGAGAACCCGGCCTTCCGGGCTTATGAGGCATTGTGGAAAACGTACCTGTCTGGATTGGATATGCTGATTAAGCTCCTACCTGTGGAGGTGCCGCAAGAGCAAATATCCGACATTAAGCCGACAAGCGTACTCACTCTGGTGCAGAATCGGAGAAAACAGGACGCATGACCGGCGCACAGATTCCAAGATATCGCATCGAGCCGGAGCGCGTTACGACCGACGGTGCGGACGCCGCAGCGCTGATGGCCGCCTACGGCAATGCGCTGGATGAATGGCAGCAGCTGGTGCTGGACTGCTGGCTGGGCCAGGATGCATCCGGGCGGTACACCGTGACCTCTGCCGGGCTGGCCGTGCCCCGGCAGAACGGGAAAAACGTGTGCCTGGAGGGGCGAGAGTTTTTCGGAATGGTCATCAACGGTGAGAAGATCCTGCACACCGCCCATCAGGTGCGCACGGCGAAAAAGAGCTTTAACCGGCTGGCCCGGATGTTTACCGACAAGCGGCACCCGGAGGTGCTGGAACTGGTGAAAAACATCCGCTACACCAACGGCGAGGAGTGCATCGAGCTTCTGAACGGCGGGAGCATTGAGTTCTCGGCCCGATCCCGGCAGGCGGCCCGCGGCTTTGACGGCATCTCGCTGGTGGTCTATGACGAGGCACAGGAGCTGACGGACGACCAGGTGGAGGCCATCATGGCCACGCTGGCCGCATCGGCCACCGGCACCCGGCAGCTGATCTATACCGGCACGCCGCCCTATCCGGGCTGTCCCGGCGACGTATTCCGCCGCCGCCGGACGGCCTGTCTTGGCGCACCGGGCGCGCACGATGCCTGGCACGAATGGTCAGTGGAGGGAGAGCAGGTTGACAAGATCGACCTAGAAGATCACGCGGTCTGGTATCAGACTAACCCGGCCATGGGCATTCGGCTCAGCGAGGAGTTTGCGGCGGAGGAGTGCCGGAGCATGAGCGCCGACGGCTTTGCCAGAGAACGCTTGGGCTGGTGGAGCCCCGTTCTGACGGAGCAGAGCGACAAGGCGCTGGATGCCCGGGCCTGGGCGGCCTGTGCCAGCGAGGCGGAAAAGCCGGAGGGCAAGACCGCTTACGGCGTCAAGTTTGCCGCGGATGGTTCAGCTGTCTGCCTGTGCGGCGCGGTGATCCCGAAAGATGGCCCGGCCCGCGTCTCGCTGATCGAACAGCAGCCCACCGGCCGCGGCCTGGCCTGGCTGGTGGACTGGCTGAACGAACGCTATGACCGCGCAAGCTGTGTGGTGATTGATGGCCGCAACGGGGTGGACGTGCTGGTGGAACGCATCCGCCCCACCTGGAAAGCCAAAAGCGCCGTGCTCCGCCCCTCTGCCAGGGACGTAATCGCATCGGTGGGGCTGTTTACCACCACCGTGAACGAGCGCGGCCTGACCTGGTACAAGCCGCAGCAGGCCCTTGCCGAAAGCGCCGTTACCAGCACCAAGCGCCCCATCAGCGGCGGGTACGGCTTTGGCGGCGATAACAGCCTGCCGCTGGAAGCCTGCGCCCTGGCACTGTGGGGCGCGAAAACCTGCAAGCGCGACCCGACACGCAAGATGAGGATTGGATAAAGGAGAACCATGACGACTACCCTGAATTTTGGTATTGTGGCCGGGCTGACCGCCGCGGAACAGCAGCAACTCAGCGACCTGGCCGAAACGTATATGTATCATCAGAGCCGCAACGCCACCAAAGACAAGTATTACGAGGGGCACGTCACCTTGCAGGACGTGAACCTTGGTCTTGCGCTGCCGCAAGGTCTGCGCGGTCTGGAGGTCGGCTGCAGCTGGGGTCAGAAAGCGGTGGATGTGCTTGCCGCCCGCAGTATGTTTGACGGCTTTGTGGGCACCGGCGGCAGTCTGGACAGCCTTGCCCGGCTGGTGGCGGATAACCGCCTTGTGGCCGAATACGCCAAAGCCTGCCGTGATGAGCTGAAATACGGCTGCGTGTTTGCCACGCTTTCGGCTGACGATGCGATCGGCTGCCGGATCCGGTTCCACTCCCCTGCTGCGGCCGCTGCCCTGTGGAGCGGCGAGAAAGGCCGGATCGACTGCGGCCTTGCCATCATCGACACCATGAAGGACGAAAAGGACGAAGGGAAATGGGCCCCGTCCATCGTCAACCTGTATACCGACACCGCCGTGGTCGTACTAACCCGTGAGGGGAACATCTGGACAGCAAAACGGCATCCCAATAAGATGGGGCGGCCGCTGATGGAGCCGCTGATTTGGAACGCCACCAGCAGCAAGCCGTTTGGCCGCTCCCGGCTGAAACGGCCCATCCGCTCACTGATTGACGATTATGTCCGGGTTGTGGCCAACGCCGCCATTGCGCTGGAGTTTGACACCACGCCGCAGAAATACATCCTTGGCGTGACGGATGAGCAGTACGATACCATCGTATCGGACAAGTTCCGGCAGTATGTCGGGGCGATCATCGCGGCCACGACCAACCCCGAAACCGGCGAAAAGCCCGCGTTCGGCCAGCTGGCGCAGGGCAGCCTTTCGCCGCACGTTGAAAAGATGCGGATGACGGCCACCCAGTTTGCCGCTGCCACCGGTCTGACCGTGACCGATGTTGGCGTGGTGAACGATGCCAACCCCACCAGCAGCGATGCGATCCTGGCCCAGAGCCAGACCCTTGTATTGCTGGCCCAGCAGCTGAACACCGGCAACGGGGATGCACTACGCACCATTGCCCGGATGGCCCAGGCCATTGCCCGCAAAGTAACGCTGGATGAGCTGACCGAGGAAGAGCGGAACGTGATGGCCCACTTTCGGAACCCCGCCATGCCCAGTGTGGCCGTGACCGCGGATGCCGCCATCAAGATTGCTTCCGCCCGGCAGGAGTTTGCCGCCACCGACACGTTTTTGGAGATGATCGGCTTTGACCAGGCCGATATCCGCCGCATTAAGGCGCAGGAACAGCGGGTGCGGGGCCAACAGGTGCTGATGGAGATGGAAAACGATGCAGATAACAGCCAACGCCTGGAATGAGTACATCACCCGATTGTCCCGCCTGAACCAGAAAGCCGGGCAGCTCATGCGGGAATACATAGGCTCTCACGGCACCGAAAGCACGGACGACCTGATTGCCTACGCTTACGGACTTGTGACGAAATACGGCGAGGGCAGCGCAGAGTTGGCCTGCCAGATGTATGACGCCCTGGCCGAAGCGGCCAACGCCGGGGTGCCCGCAGCGGAGCCTGCCGAACCGGCAGATTACGGCGAGGTGGCCCGCATGGTGAACGCCACCAAGAGCCAAAACCCGGCCAACCTGCCAAACGGCGTCAGCCGCCTGGTCAAGCGTGCCGGGGCCGATACCACCCTGAAAAACGCTGTCCGCGACGGGGCTGAGTGGGCCTGGGTGCCGCACGGGGACACCTGCCCGTTCTGCATCACACTGGCAAGCAACGGCTGGCAGAAAGCCAGCAGCAAGGTGCTGAAAGGCGGCCACGCCCAACACATCCACGCCAACTGCGACTGTGAGTTTGCCATCCGGTTCGACCACAACACCACCGTGGCCGGGTATGACCCGGACAAGTACCTGAAACAGTACCGGGATGCAGGCGGAGACATCAACAAGATGCGGCGGGTGAATTATGCGGCCAACAAGGAACGCATCAACGCACAGAAAAGGGCGGCGTATGCCGTGAAGAATGCCTTACCAAAAATCTCAAACTTTAATCCGCTCCCTGAAAATCAGGTGGTCGATGTTCTCCGTAAAGAGGCCCAGCCGTGGATTGATAAGCTCTCTGCGGTCGAACAAGACGCTATACAAAAATATACATATAACCCCGGAGATCAGAGACCGAACCGTTTTTTTGAACGCATCAACCGAATGCTGCGCGGCGATTCCGAAGAAGATGCCCATCTGCGCATGTACGCTGAGCGAATCTCTGATGCATTAAAACGCAGTCCCTTGGAGCATGATGTTTTGTGTTATCGGGCAATGGAATTCAATCCTTTCGACGGGATGCATGTCGGAGATATTGTTTGCCCCGGACAATTTTACAGCACATCCGTAGTGAAAAGCGGCTCTTTGAAAAAAGACTTTCGTATTACAATTTGTGCGAGGTCGGGTTCTCTGGCTGGATATGTTGAACCGTTGAGCAAATTCAAGGAGCAACGAGAACTTTTATTTGACAAAGACACCTTGTATAGAGTATTATTATTAAAAGAAAAAGAAGTTGTGTTGGAGGTGACTTTGCCATGAAAGATAGCAAACATATGAAAGATAGCAAACATATGACGGAAGGCGAGCTTGCCTGGCAGGAGCGCCAGGAAGCATGGGCAAAAGAGCCTGTCAAATTTCGGAAATTGACACCTGAGGAAGTTGCAAAATTAAAAGAGCAGGGTCGTATTTAATCTTGTTCATTCATTGAACCACGATGCACGCGCACCGTGGTTTTTTCATGCCCATTTTCAGGAGGCACACTATGGATAAACACTCCGGTTCCAACTCCGGCATCGGTTTTTGCAGCCTGCTGGCTCTTCTCTTTATCGCTCTTAAACTGACCGGTTTTATTCACTGGTCATGGCTTTGGGTGCTGTCACCCATCTGGATCAATCTTGCTATCTGGGTTGTGCTGGTGCTGATCATAACGGCAATCAACCGCTGACCTAGCGAAGTGCAAGATTTTAACAGCATACCAACAATTTGTTGAAGCCACGATGCAAATTCTGCACCGTGGTATTTTTATGCCTGCCTTTGACCGCATGAGGTCAGGGCGGGCACTTTTTATACCCATTTATTCCCCAAAACATGCCCGGCATGGCGTAAAACTGTACAGCCAGAGCGGATGCGACCCGCGTAAACAAAGCGCAGGCAGAAAGGACACAACATGAAACGCGAAGACGTAAAGAAGCAGATCCCCAACATCACCGATGAGCAGCTGGACTGGCTGATGGGCGAAAACGGCAGGGATATCACCGCCGAAAAGACCAAAGCCACCAACCTGCAGATCCAGGTGAACGGCCTGACCACCCAGCTGAACACCGCCAAAGACAGCCTGAAAGCCTTTGAAGGCGTGGACGTGGCCGACCTGAGAGGCCAGATCACCAAGCTTCAGGGCCAGCTGGCCGATCAGGCCGACAGTTTTGCCTTTGATTCCGCTTTGGATGGTGCCATCCGCGATGCCCACGGGCGCGATGTAAAGGCCATCCGCGGTATGTTGGACGTGGATGCACTGAAAGTCAGCAAGGACCGCACCAGCGATATCCAGGCCGCGCTGGATGCCCTGGCCAAGGAAAAAGCCTGGGCCTTTGATGCCGCCCCCGGCGGCTACCCCAACGTCCGCGACGGCGGCGACCCGAACAAAACCCCAACCGGTTCCACTCGCGAGCAGTTCGCGGAGTGGTTCAACGAAGTCATGAAGTAAAGGAGCAAAAGTATGGCATCTATTGATATCAACCGCACGACTACTATTTCTCTGCCGGGCAGCGTGTCCAGCGAAATTTTGCAGAAAGCCCAGGAATCCAGCGCCGTCATGGCACTGGCCCGGAAGATTCCGCTGCCCGGCCTGGGCGTAACCATCCCCGTTATCACCGGCGACCCCGAAGCGGGCTGGGTCGGTGAGACCGAGAAAAAGCCGGTCAAGCGCGGCACTCTGGCCACCAAGCAGATGCAGCCCTACACCCTGGCCGTCATCGTACCGTTTTCCAACCAGTTCCGCCGCGATGTGCCCGCCCTGTATGATCAGCTGGTGCAGCGTCTGCCCGGCGCTCTGGCCAAAAAGTTTGACCAGACCGTGTTCGGAGCGGTGAAAGCCCCCGGCTCCAACTTCGACACCCTGAAAGCCTGCACGGCCCAGAGCATCCTGACCAATGCCTACGGCGGTCTGGTTGCCGCCGATGCAGACATCGCCGCCCATGACGGCATTCTGAACGGCTGGGTGCTGGCCCCGCAGGGCAAGGCCATCCTGCTGAACGCGGTGGACGGCAATAAGCGTCCCCTGTTCATCAACAGCGTGGCCGAAGGCGCAGTGCCCATGATTCTGGGCGCGCAGGTGCGCCAGAGCAAGGGCGCCTACACGGCCAACACGGCCAGCGATGCCGCCGTTGTCGGCTTTGCGGGCGACTGGACGCAGGCGGTGTACGGCACCGTGGAGGGCGTGCAGATCGCCATTTCCGACCAGGCCACCCTGACCGACGGTTCCACCACCATCAACCTGTTTGAACAGAACATGTTCGCCGTGCGCGCCGAGATCGAAGTCGGCTTCCGCTGCGACACCACGGTGTTCAACAAGCTGACCGGCGCAGCCAAAACGGGGTCCTGATCATGATTGAATTCAAGAACCGCCTGACCGGCACCCTGATGGCCGTTGCCCCGGAACGGGAAGCTGAATATCTGGCGGCAGGGCATACCCGCGTAGATGCCCCGGCGGCCGTCCCCGCCAGGCAGACCGCCGAAGAGCCCACCGAAGAGCCCACCGCCCCCGCCGCCAAGCAGACCGCCGCCCCGGCCCCGAAGAAGAAAGCCGCCGCCAGGAAATGAGGTGATGGCAATGGTCTATGCAACCGTGGAAGATGTCGAGGCCGGGTTCCGCACGCTGAGCGATGACGAAAAGATGCTCTGCAGCGCCCTGCTGGCCGAAGCCGGCATTGTCATCGACGCATACAGCCAGGACGCCCCGTTTGAGCGCAAACAACTGGTATCCTGCCGCATGGTGCGCCGCCAGCTGGATGCAGGGACCGGCGGACAGAACGCCGCCATGTTCCCGCTGGGCGCGTCACAGGCGTCCGCGTCGGCGCTGGGCTACCAGCAGAGCTGGACTGTATCCGGCGGCGGCGTGGGCGAGCTGTACCTTTCCAAGCTGGAAAAGAAGCTGCTGGGCGTGGGCAGCAAGCTGGGCGCCCACAGCCCGCTGGAGGACTTATGCTGAAGGGTATCGACATCATCCTGTACGAAAAGACCAAGACCGGCGAGGACGCTTTCCACGCACCGGTATACGAGGAGACCCCCGTGACCGTACACAACGTGCTGGTGGGCGAACCGGCTACGGAGGACATCGTCAACGATTTGCAGCTCTACGGCAGGCGGCTGGCCTATACGCTGGCCCTGCCCAAGGGCGACGCACACGATTGGCACAACGTGACGGTGGAATTCTGGGGACAGAAATTCCGGACTTACGGCGATGTGGTGCAGGGCGTTGAGAACCTGATCCCGCTGTGCTGGAACAAGAAAGTCAAGGTGGAACGGTATGAGTAAATACAAATTCGAGCTGAACCGTTCCGGTGTTCGCGCTCTGCTGCGCTCGGACGAGGTGAAGGCAATCCTGAAAAGCAAAGCCGATGCAGCGGCGCAGGCGTGCGGGAATGGTTACGCATCCGGCGACTATCTCATGCCAACCCGCGTGGTAGCCCGTGTTTCTGCGGTTTCGGCCAAAGCCAAACAGGACAACCTGAAAAACAACACGATCTTGAAGGCGCTGAAATGATAGAGAAAATCGCAATAAATCACCTGAGCACCGCCCTTACCGTACCGGTGTACATGGAGATCCCGGAAAATCCGCCCAACACGTTTGTGCTGGTGGAGAAAACCGGCAGCAGCCGCACCAACCGGGTCAACCGTGCCACATTGGCCGTGCAGAGCTGGGCTGGCAGTTTGCTGGCAGCGGCCGAACTGAACGAACGGGTCAAGGCGGCGATGGATGAACTGGCCGGCATTGACGATGTCAGCGCCTGCCGCCTGAACAGCGACTACAATTTTACCGATACAACAACCAAACACTACCGTTACCAGGCCGTTTTCGACCTGTTTTTTTATTGAGAAAGGATGATTCACATGGCAAACGCATCCAATGTTACCACCGGCAAGCCCCAAAAAGGCGGTGCAATCTTCCGCGCCCCGGCAGGCACTACCCTGCCCACCGATGCAACCACCGCGCTGAATGCAAAGTTCGTCTGCTTGGGTTACTGCGGTGAGGATGGCCTGACCAACGCAAACAGCCCGAAAAGCGACAACATCAAAGCGTGGGGCGGGGATACAGTTCTCACTTATCAGGGCTCGAAAGACGATACCTTCGCCTTTGTTCTGATTGAAGCGCTGAACCCCGATGTACTCAAAGCTGTCTATGGCGATGACAACGTGACCGGCACGCTGGAGACCGGCATCACCGTGAAAGCGAACAGTGACCCGCAGGAGAGCGCCGCGTGGGTCATTGAGCAGGTCATGCGCGGTGGCGCCCACAAGCGCATTGTCATCCCGTCCGCCGCCGTGACCGAGGTTGGCGAAATCACCTACTCTGACGAGGATGCAGTGGGCTATGAAACCACCATCACCGCCACGCCGGACACGGACGGGAATACGCACTACGAGTACATCAAGGCGAAAGGAGAATCGTGATGATTGAGGGAAAAACCAAAAGAGGCTTTGCCTATGCCATTGCAGAAGAGAATGTAGACCAGGAATTTCTGGATGCACTGGCGGAAGCGGAGGACGGCCAACCGCTGAAAGTTAGCAAGGCGCTGCGCCTGCTGCTGGGGGAAGAGCAGCGCGAAAAGTTATACGACTACCTGCGCAATGACAAAGGGAAGGTTCCGATCGACGCTGTGATGGAAGCGTTTTATGACATTCTTTCCAATGACGGGACCGGCGCAAAAAACTCCTGATCCTCGCTGCGATGGTCCATGCCGATGAGGATGCGCTGATCTGCGATTTTGCCGAAACCTACCACATCTTTGACTGGCGTGCGCTTCCGGTACGGCTGGCTGCCACCCTGGCGGCCGGCCTGCCGGAAACTTCGCGCATCCGCATGAAGATGGCGGGGGCTAAAATGACGGCCTCACTGCTGATGCAGGCAGCCATGGTGGACCGGTTGAGCCTGCTGGTCTGGATGCAGACCAAGGACGGGCAGAAAAACCGGCACCGCCCCCAGAGCGTTGCAGAGATGCTTACCGGAAAAGAAAAGCGCAGCACGGTACAGGCATTTAACAGCGAGGAAGAATTTTGGGCGGCCATCCGGGCCGCTGATGAAGGAAAGTGAGATCATGGCAGAGGGTACAGAACTTGGCAAGGCGTATGTGCAGATCATCCCGAGCGCCAAGGGGATCAGCGGGAAAATCAAGGAAGCGCTGGGCGATGCCCCGGCGCAGACTGGGGAATCCGCAGGGCAAAGCCTAGGCAGCCGTCTTGTCAGTACGTTCAAAAAAGTAATCGCTGCGGCCGGTATCGGGGCTGCCATTTCCAAGGCCGTCACCGAGGGCGCTGCGCTTGAGCAGAGCATCGGCGGCGTTGAAACGTTGTTTAAGGACAGTGCGGATACCATCAAGCAATACGCAGCCGTCGCCTATAAAACAGCCGGTGTCAGCGCCAACGACTATATGGAACAGGTGACGAGCTTTTCGGCTACCCTGCTGCAGGGCCTGGGCGGAGATACCGCCGCGGCGGCCAAGTACGCCAACCAGGCTATTATCCAGATGTCGGACAACGCCAACAAGATGGGCACCGATATGTCCGCCATCCAGTACGCATACCAGGGTTTCGCCAAAGACAACTACACGATGCTGGACAACCTCAAGCTTGGTTACGGCGGCACCCAAGCGGAAATGGCCCGGCTGATCAATGACAGCGGCGTGCTCGGAGACAGCGTTAAAGTCACGGCCGACACTGTCAAGGACGTACCATTCAACTCCATCATCGACGCCATCCAGGTAATCCAGGACAACCTGGGTTTAACGGGAACCACAGCCAAGGAGGCGGCAACGACCATTTCGGGTTCGATGGCGTCCGTGAAGGCGGCGTTTTCCAACGTCCTTGCAGAGCTGACCTTGGGGCAGGATATTCAGCCCGCCCTGAACGGTCTCGCAGACACGGTAACGTCATTCCTGTTCGGAAATCTGTTCCCGGCGGTTGGGAATATCCTCAAGGGGTTGCCGTCAGCCATTGGGACTTTTATAACCAGCGCCGGTCCGCAGATCAGCGCGGCCATTGGGCAGGCACTTGGAAGCATTTCCCCTGATTTGAGCGGCCTGTGGACTTCGATAAGCGGCAAGCTGGGTGGGCTATGGTCATCGCTGTATGGGGCAATGGCTCCGCTGTCCGGCCTGCTATCTTCTATGCTGCCGCTGCTTCAAAGCGTTCTGAACCTTGTTGATGAAGCACTTGGAAAAATTCAGAGTGCCGTATCGGAGATTGCCCCGGCGGTGGAAGCGGCAGCACCCGTTCTGCAAAGCATTTTTCAGGAAATCGGCACATTTGTGCAAAACCATGCGGACGGGCTAGTTACCGCGTTTGCATCCATTGGCGCAGGGCTTGGTGTGTTCAAAACGTTGACCGGGCTTGGTGCTCTTTTGGCTCCCGTTGTGTCTGTCATTACCAGTGTGGTCACGGCCATCACCAGTGCGACCTCGGCGGGTGCAGCCTTTGGCGGGGTAATCGCTGCGCTTGGGGGGCCTGTGACGGTGGTAATTGGTGTCCTGTCTGCACTTGTTGCAGGGTTCATCTACCTGTGGAACACCTGCGAACCGTTCAAGCAGTTTTGGATTGACCTGGGAACTAATATTACCAACTTCGTGAGTAATGCGGCCCAGGCGATCGTGAACTTCTTTACGGTAACCCTGCCAACCGGCATCCAGAACGCCATGACGTTCATCCAGCAGCTGCCCGACAATATTTCGGCCTTTTTCTCTCAGATCCCCTATATGGTCGGCAATTTCCTGGGCCAGGCACTAGGCACGCTGGCAAGCTGGGCGGTGCAGCTGCCGGCGCTGGCAAAACAGGCGGCGAGCACATTTCTTACCAATGTCGTGGCATTCTTCTGCCAGCTGCCGGGGAATACCCTGAAATGGCTGACCACGGCCTTGACCAATGTGGCCCAGTGGGCTGTTCAGCTGGGGAAGAAAGGCACCGAAGCGGCCAAGACACTGCTCAACAATGTCGTGAACGGCCTTATGCAGCTGCCCGGCAAATTGCTTGATATCGGCAGGCAGGCCGTGGAAGGTCTGTGGAACGGTATCAAAGCCGCAGCCGGATGGTTGCAGGATCAGATCGGCAGCTTCGTTTCCGGCATTGTCGATGGATTTACCAGTGCGTTCAAAATCGGCAGTCCGTCCCGCATTATGAGAGACAAAGTTGGGCGTTGGATCACCCCCGGCATTGCCGAAGGCATCACAGGCAGCATGGGATGCCTGAAATCCGCGATGACTGATGTGCGTGACCTTGTGACCGGGCAGATGGCGGGGCTGCAGACAGGGGTGTCTACCGCGCTGAGCGTTGATCCTGCCTGGGCCGTGCCGACAGTCTCTCCTCAAAGTAGTGGGAGCGTGCAGCCCGTCACGTTGGACGAACTCGCCGACCTGGTCACGCTTATCATCCAATCCATCCGGGAGAATGGTGGCCCCATCATCATCGGCGATGAGGTCATCGGCCGCGCCAACGACCGATACCGCCAAAATCGCGCAATCATGACAGGAGGAATGGCATGAAAGCATTGAAGCGCACTTCCCTCTTGCAAATCGACAGCCATTCCCTGCCGGTTCCCACCGGCTCCCCCACCATCAAGTTTTCGGACGTTGAGAGCAGTGACAGCGGCGCCGACGAGATGGGCGTTTACCACCGTGAGGTGCTGCGGTTCGGTGTACTGACCTGTACCCTGACCTACAGCTACCTTGATAACGCCGACTGTGCCTACCTGCTCGGCCTTCTGCAAAACAAAACCACATTCCAGTTTACCTGCCCTATCCCCGGCGACGCCGCAGACGTGGCACAAACAACCACCCGCACCTGCTACTGCTCCAACTACGGGGCGGCCCTGCAGCGGCTGAAAGCCGGTGTTTGGCGGGACATGGATCTGGAAATCAAAGAATGCTAAAGAGGTGCCTGAATGGTTAAGAACATCCTGGTGCTGGATGACGGCACTGAGATTGCCGCCGGCACCGTTGGTCAGAATGCCATCCGTTCCCTGATCTGTACCGAGACAGTATCCAAAACCACAGACCTGTGCCCTGGCGCAGCCTGCTCCAATAAGCTGGAAATCACAATCTGGGTGGAACCGGGAACGGATCTGCCGATCACATCCGGGACCCGGCTGACCCACTACCGGGAGACATCCGGCCAGCGCACCCTGGCGGGCACCTACTGGGCCGTTAAGCCTACCAGCCAGACCCGCAACACCTACAAAATCTACGCCTATGACGCAGTCTCCCTGCTTGATGGCGTACAGTCTACCTGGCTGCGATCCATCCAGGATCAGTTCCCGATGACATTGTGGAAATTCGCCGGGCTGGTAGCACAGCGGTGCGGCGTAACCATTGTCAACAGCTCCCTGCCCCGCAATGGAACCTATTTGGTGCAGGCCTTTTATGCCGATAATCTGACCGGCCGCCAGCTGCTTGCCTGGGTGGCCGAAGCGTCCTGTACCTTTTTGCGGGCCACATCGGACGGGAAAATCGAATTTGCCTGGTACACAGATTACAGTACATCGCAGAGCATCGGGCCAACCGTATACATAAGGGACGGCCTGACGCATGACAAGTTTCAGACCGCTCCAGTCGTCAAAGTACAGATCCGGCAGAGCGATGACGACGTGGGTGTGCTGTATCCGTCCGATGAGAGCGGATCAAACGCCTTGATTATTCAGGGCAACCTGCTGCTGACATCCGCCACTGCGGAGGCGCTGAAGCCGGTCGCGCAGGCAATATTCGAAACGATGCAGGGCGTGACCTACACACCACTCAAAGTAACTGTCCCGGCGGATTTTCCCCTGCCCGCGCCTGGAAACATTGTATCTGTCACTGATGCCCGCGGAAACGTGCTGAGTTCCTATATCATGAACCGGACAATATCCGGTCAGCAGGTCACGCTGGAATCCACCGGCAACGCCACACGGGACGGAACCGCAGCCGTAAATGAGCAGAGCTACAAGAACCTGACCGGCAAGATGCTGGAGATCAAGACCAGCGTGGACGGCCTGGAAGTAAAGGCCAGCGACCTGACCGGCAAGTACACCGACCTGAAAGCAACGGTGGACGGGCTTTCCTCTGAGGTGAAAAAAGACACCAAAATCACCGGCGGCGGCAACCTGATCCTGGGCAGTGAGAGCTTCAAGAACGCCAAGCTGCAAGGCAACGCGGTCAGCGGCAGTTCGGTCACGTACAACGATACCGGCAGCGTGACCGTAACAAACGCAAACTCCAATCGGTATTTTCATTGGCAGACGGTGAACGAACATGTGTCAGCGGGCGTTACCCTGTGCCTGTCCGTTATGTACAAGCCTGTTTCCGGCACGGATGAGCTGTGCATGGAAATCAATTATAACAATACGTGGGCGGTCATCAAAGCTGCTGACCAGATCGAAATTAAGCAGACAAACGGCTGGGTGCTGCGGTACGGGCTGTGGACACCATCCAGCGACGCTATCGTAAAATGGGTGGATATCGGCAGCGGCTCTACCCACGCAGGAACAGGCAACTACACCAACAAGTTTGAACTGTTGCACCCCATGCTGCAATACGGCAATGCGCCGACCGCGTGGACAGCTAGCAGCGGGGACTACATAACAGAGGAAACCGCCAAAAGCCTGATCTCCCAATCGGCGAATGAGATCAAAACGGAAGTCAGCAGCCTGAAAGAGACCACCACAACCATTTCAAACGACCTGAACAGCACCAAGAAGGAATTCAAAACCGTTAAAGAATCGGTATCCGCGATTGACCAGAAAGCCGACAGCATTACCCAGACGGTAACGCAGCGGATCACCGGCGGCAACAATATTATTGTGGGCACCGACGACTGGAACAATGCGACCCTGGATGCAGGCGGCAATGATCTGAGCAAAAAAGGGACATACACGATCAGCGGTGAATCCGTCCGGGTGACCAATAAGGCGCAGAACACCCGCTTCCACTTTGGTGCGGACAAAACGCTGGTGATTGCCAAGGGCATGACCTACTGCGCCAGCGTACTGTACAAGCTCAACTCCGGCACGGACAGCCTGTTTTTGCAGTTTGAGACCAAGAACAGCAGCGGCGCAAAAAGTTATTACGACAGTGCATTCAAAAATGCGAAGCAGGACATTGAGCTGGACAACGGCTGGAAGCTGCGCTGGGCGGCGTTCACGGCGACCGCGGACGGATATGCAGATGGCCTGTTTGTGAGCACTGCCAATGACTTTGCCACCGTTACCAACGATCTGACCATCATGCACCCCATGGTGCAGATGGGCAACGCCCCCACTGCCTGGACGGCCAGCACCGGCGACTATCTGACCGCCAACGAAACCAAAACCGAGATCAAGCAGACGGTGAGCGAAATTAAGCTGACGGCCAGCACAAGCGGAACCAGCAGCACCATCAAGCTGACGGCAGGCGGAACAGAGATCACCAGCGCACAGATCAACCTATCCGGCGTGGTGACATTTTCGGATTTGAGTACCTGGAACCAGGACAAGACAATCATCAACGGCGGCAACATCACGACCGGGCAGATTCACAACCTCAACTACACCACCGTGTACGACCTGGACAACGCATGGATTCGTATGGGCACCGAGGCCGGTGAGCGCGTGTTTCTGGACAACCGGCACATCGCATGGTATGCCACCATCAACACCGGCAGCATCGGCCTGACCGGCGTGCTGTACTCTGAGGCTGGCAGCTCCTACATTGGGGCGTGCAGCAAGTATGCCAAGTACGGCTGGGTCAACGGACTCGACCCCACATCTTACGTTGGGATGCAGATCACCTACAACCGAAGCGATGACAGCGATGCCGATTTTAATACTACAAGAGTTGGCGTGAGCGGCAAGCTCAACGTGCACAATCTGGACGTTTGGGGCGAAAAATCCCGCGTGGTGCCTACCAGCTTCGGCGCACTGAAAATGGCCGCGTTTGAAACGCCGCTGCCGACCTTTGCGGACTGGGGACGTGGCAAATGCGGGCCGGACGGCTGGTGCCTGATTGCCCTTGACCCGCGCTATGCGGAGACCATCGCCCAATATGGGCAGCCCGCCTGGCTGCTGACGGATTGCGATGGCACCGGGCACCTTTGGGCCGAAAACTTCGGCCAGTACGCCATTGTACACGGCGCACCGAGGCAGCAGTTTGTGTGGCTCTGCATGGCCGCCCAGCGCGGCTATGAAGGCAGCTACGCCGACCGCAGCGACAGCAGCTATCCTGCCGGTGATCCGGCAGGCGTTGAGCTGGCAGCCAGCACCGCCGCCCGTGCGCAGGAGGCCGGCACCGATGCCGCAACCGAATTGTTGGAAATAGATACCGGAGCGGACGAAACCGCAGACATTCTTTTGGATGAATCGGAGAGATTAACATGAAGAAATTATCCGGCGTGGCGGTCGTAACGACCGCCGAAGGCGAACGCGTGAGCTACACCTACATGGAACTGGACGACAGCGGCAACATCACCAGCCAGAACAACAGGGGGTCTTTTGTGGCCCTTAACGAAGAGGTTCTGGCGGCCATTGCTACGCTGAAAAATGCCGTGAACGCGCGGCTGTAAGGAGGATGCCCCATGACTGACAACAAACGCATTAAAGAGTGCAAACGCAAAGTTATTGCTGCAATTAACGAAGCAACGCTGCCGTTTGCCGTGACGGAGTTGATTTTGGAGAACGTTTTGAATGCCGTGCGCGAGAACATGGCAGCGGAAGAAGCAGCGGCGGCAAACATCGAAACTCCGAAAACAGAGGAAGAAAAAATGCCGAATTAAGGCGCTGAGGAGAAAAACGAATGAAACAGGGAACGCAATTTGCGCTGCCGGTTGAAATCGGCATGAGCCTGGACGAGGTAAGCCGGATCGAATTTGTGTTCAAACAGAAGAGCTGCAAAGGCTTCCCGGCCATCAAAACAAATACCTGGCCGGATGACTGCACCCGGCAGGAAGGGCAGAACATCATCCTTATCCCCTGGACGCGGGCGGAGACATACAAATTCATGGGCGGCGAGACGCTGTACATGGACACCCGCATCACATTGCGGGACAGCACTGATCAGCCGCAGACTGAGATCCTGGCTCTTAAAATGAGCCCGACCTTATTCCAGGAGGCGGATGGCTCATGATCCAGGTGCGAGTGGCTCAACAGAGCGCCGTATCGGTGCGCATTGCCGGAGCGGCACCCGTGCGGGTGGACGTGACCGGCACCGCAGTGGTTAGTGCGCCGGAGTATAGCGGGCCGTATGATATCACGCCGTTGTTTACGGCGCAGGTTTTGCCCACGGCGAAAAAACTGATGCAGAAAGACGTGACAATCCGCAAGATACCACAGTACGAGGTATCCAACGATTCAAGCGGCTACACACTGATTATAGGAGAGGAGTACTACAATGCCCAATAAATACGTAAACAAGGTTGTTATCGGCAAGGAAACGAAACTTGACCTTACCGCAGATACCATTACCCCGGACAAGCTGGCAAAAGGTATCACGGCACACGACAAGTCCGGTGCCCCCATTACCGGTACCAGCACAAAAGACGCTGACACCAGCGATGCCACCGCCGCTGTGGCAGAAGTGCTGAAGGGCAAAACATTTTACGCCCGCGGCACCAAAATGACCGGCACGATGCCCAACAACGGCGAAGTCAACGGTGAAATCAGCACCGTTTCCGGCAAGTACACCATCCCCATGGGCTTTCATGATGGCGCGGGCGGAGTGACCATCGCAGCGACCGAACAGGCTAAGCTGGTGCCTACCAACATCCGTGAAGGCGTTACTGTTCTTGGCGTGGTTGGCAGCATGAGCGGCAGTGAGGGCATGAAGCCGCAGGCTAAGAGCGTTACGCCGACCTTTGAGCAGCAGGTTGTGCTGCCCGACAAAGCGTATAACTGCCTGTCGCAGGTCACCGTGGCGGCTATCCCGGCCACATACGTTGATAATGCGGCTGGCGGCCAGACGTTGACGATTGGAGGCTGAGCATGGCGGTCAACAAGGTTGTTATCAATGATGAAGTTGTCCTCGACCTGACCGGTGATACGGTGCAGGCTGCCGACCTGCCGAAAGGGGTAATTGCCCACAGTGCCACAGGGGCCAAAGTCACCGGAACCACAAACTATGCCGGTTCCAGCAACGCGGGCGGCTCCGCAACGAGCGCCGAAAAACTAAATAACAGCCTGACCATCAAACTGAACGGAACCAGTCAGGGCGCATGGGACGGCAGCAGCGCAAAAACCATTGACATAACGGCAGCCAGCGTTGGCGCGACAAACGTTACGCTCAGAAGGTGGTGACAGTCGCATGGGTGTGTATTTAGGAAGTACGCAGGTAGATATGCAGGGCGGCTTTGTGACGGGTGGTGCCAGTGGGGCGAGTTTGCAGAGCAAGACCGTAAGCCCCAGTGAGAGCGCACAGACGGTTAAGGCCGACAATGGCTATGATGGTTTGAGCCAGGTTACAGTGAATGCAGTATCAAAAACTTATGTGGGAAGCGGCGTGACGAAAAAAAGTGCCGCGACTTATACGCCGGGAACGAGTGACCAGAGCATTGCATCCGGCCAGTATTTGAATGGAACCCAGACGATTAAGGGTGACAGCAATTTGACTGCGGCCAATATTAAGAGCGGTGTAAAGATTTTTAATGTGACAGGCAGTTATGCCGGGAGCAGCAGTGGCGGAAACACGCCAAACTTGCAGACCAAAACGGTTACGCCCAGCGAGAGCACCCAGACGGTAAGCCCGGACAGCGGATATGACGGACTGAGCAAAGTGACCGTGAATGCGATATCGAGCACTTATATTGGCAGTGATGTGACCAAAAAAAGCGCAGCAACTTACATCCCGAAGACAACCGACCAGAGCATTGCATCTGGGCAATACCTGAGCGGGACACAAACAATCAAGGGCGATGCAAACCTGGTGGCCGGGAACATTAAGAGCGGTGTGAGCATTTTTGGTGTGACAGGAACTTATACCGGCGGCGGGAGTTCCGGCGGCAGTGGCAATAACAATGTAGAGGCTTATGCCGTTACCAGCACCAATCCCAGCGTGAGTTTTAAGACCGCCAGCGGAACCATTAAGATTTGGGGCTATGGCACCATAACCAGTTCCGGCGGCTGGGGCGGGCAGACTACGAGCCTGGTCGCGTTTGAGGGCGACAAGTACCACAAGAGCGCCATATACGGCGGCCCAAGCAGCACCAACCTGAGCCTAAGCATCAGCAACGGAAAACTGACTGGGCTGCCGAGTGGACTATCCGCAATCAGCGCGATTGTAACGAGAGGTATATGATTATGGCCACTGATACAAAGCTGGACAGCCTGGTGATCAACTACCTGACGCAAGCCCAGTATGATAATGCTAAGAGTGAAGGAACGCTGAACAGCAACCAGATCTATATGACACCGGCCTCCTCCGGTACCCATACGCTGCCTGCCGCTACCAGTTCAACCCTGGGTGGCGTAAAGATTGGCAGCAATATTACAGTGAACAGCGGCACGATCAGCATTAGTAAGACTAACGTGACAAATGCACTGGGCTATACGCCACCGACTACTGATACCAAGTACACACTGCCAACCGCAAGTGCTTGGACTTTGGGTGGTGTAAAAATCGGGAGTAACATTACGGAGAATTCCGGCACGATTAGTTTGACAAAGGCGAACGTGACAAGTGCTTTGGGATACACACCGCCGACAACAGATACTAAGTACACACTGCCGACAGGTAATGCTTCGACCGCGGGCGGCGTGAAGCTGAGCGATTCGACCAGTTCAACCAGTTCAACCAGCGGAGGAATTGCAGCAACACCAGCAGCGGTAAAAGCAGCCATCGCGGAAGCAAAACTTGCGGCCTGGCCGATTGGCAGCATTTACATGAGCGTAAACAGTACAAGCCCGGCAAATCTATTTGGTGGCACGTGGGAAAGAATATCTGATACTTTCCTGTTTGCTGCTTCCAGCAGTTATCCCGCAGGTAGCACTGGGGGCGAATTCACCCATAAGCTTACACAAAGCGAGCTACCGAATTATTCGCTGTCTGTGGCCAACGGAAGCAACGTAATACGCTCCAAAACCGGAAGCTCTGCGGATGCGTATGTCCAAACGCAATCAAGTGGCTGGGGTATTCCGAACTGGGAATCCAAAACCGTAACAGTCGCCTCCGGCGGTTCCGGGGCAGCCCACAACAACATGCCGCCTTATTTATCGGTATGGATATGGAAGAGGACAAAATAAGGAGGATAAAAATGCGGCTGAAGAATGAAGAAGCCCTGCTGCATTGGCCCCTGGCCCAGCACATCATCACCGCGGGCTGGCTCTACAATGACGGCAGCCTGCACCGGGCGCTGGATTTCCGCGCAGCAGCGGGCACGCCCGTGTACGCTGCGGAGGGTGGCACGGTTGCAATCGCGTACCACTGGAATGGCAAGCGCACCCAGGGCGACACCAACAGCTATGGCAACATGATTAAGCTGCGCCACACGACCTACAAGTACGGCACGTTGGAAACGCTGTACGCCCATTTGAGCCAGCTTTGCGTGGCGCAGGGGCAGCAGGTGCAGGAAGGCCAGCTGATCGGCTACAGCGGCGATACCGGCAACTGCTATGGAGCACACCTGCATTTTGAAGTGCGCTGGAAAGGCCAGCGTACCAACCCGCTGAACTGGCTGGATGCTGATTTCAGCACGGCCAGCAGTGCGGTCAAGCTGGGCAGTTACAGCAGCATACAACACACAGAGGAAGTGAAGCGCATGTATTATGCAATCGACGTATCGAAACACCAAAACAAATTTGATTGGCAGGCAGCCTACAGCAAGGGCATCCGCCACGCCATGCTGCGCGCCGGGTATGGCCGTTACAGCAGTCAGGTTGACCCGCAGTTTGAGCGCAACGCAGCTGAGTGTGCCCGCCTGGGCATCCAGTACGGTGTGTACTGGTACAGCTACGCCAGTACCCCGGCGGAAGCCCGCCAGGAGGCCCGCTGCTGCCTGGCCGCGATTAAGGGCAAGCATCTGTGCCTGCCGGTGGCGTATGATATCGAGTACGAGCCGTGCATCCTGCGCCTGACCAACGCGCAGCGCACGGCACTTGTACAGGCCTTTTTGTCGGAGATTGAGGCCGCAGGGTATTACGGCATCCTGTATGCTAGCTGCAATTTTATTCGCAACCGCCTGGACTACAAGGCGCTGTCCAAATACGATATCTGGGTTGCCCAGTATGGCAGCACATGCACCTGCCCCCTGCCGTATGGCATCTGGCAGTACAGCAGCCGCAACGCTCTGGGCGTGCCCGGCTACGGCACCAGCCTGGATTGCAACAGGGTATACAAGGACTATGAGCAGCTGATGATCCAGGCAGGCTTGCAGGGCCACACCGCGCCCACCCCGGAGGACACCACCCCCAACAAGCTGGACAAGCAGCGTATTACCATTGGCCGTATCTCCAGCGGCGACCGCGCAACCATTCGCGCCCTGTGCGAGGGGCTGGGGCTTATCTCCGCCGGCCTATACCGCGAAACCTGTGCAGATGGCAACCAGTGGATGCTGGACGTTGGGCCGGTATCCAGCGGCGACGCCTGGTACATCATGCGCAAGTGTGCAGAGCTGCAACTGATTGATGCAGGGCTGTACAAGGCCGAATATGTGGAGGAGTGATTTGGTGGATGCTATTGTTGTTGCGCTGATTACTGGCGGGTTGAGCCTTATCGGCGTTATTATTACCAATCTTGCCGGGCAGCGGCGCACAGAGCAGAGGATGGCCACCGCGCAAGCCGTGACTGATACAAAAATTGAAGAGCTGACCCGTGAAGTCCGTGCCCACAATAATTTTGCCCAACGTGTACCGGTGCTGGAAGAACAAATCAAGGTTGCAAACCACCGCATCACCGATCTCGAGAACAAAACCGCTTGAACACGAATACATAGGAGGAAAAACTCATGGATTTTGCATCTTTTGGCATCGCATCCGTTGCCTGCATCACCGTTATCTGCTACCTTGCCGCAACGGCTGTCAAGCAGACCCCGCTGGCTAACAAATGGCTGCCGTCCATCTGCGGCGCCCTTGGCGGCCTACTGGGCCTTGCCGCCATGTACATCAACGTGCCGGACTTCCCGGCCGCCGATCCCCTGACCGCCCTGGCCGTGGGCATTGTTTCCGGCCTGGCTGCGACCGGCGCGGATCAGATCATTAAGCAGGCGAGCAAGTAAGCCAAAAAGGGCCACTAGGCATTGCGC